CCTCCACCACCGCCCGCCTCAGGCTTCAGCACGCACAGGATTGCAGACCATGGCAGCGTCGTTGGGGCGCTCCAACTCGCCGCGTCCGTCGTCCCAGAACTAACGATCTGGTAAATGGCCGAGCCTACCTCGAATGAGGCGCCGTTCTCTTGTTCATAGATGATCGTGAAGGCTCCATCCTCGGTGATCGTGGCCGACCCCCCGGTGTCAACAGCGAGGGCGCCGATAAACAACGCCTCGCCAGCGCTTGTTCCATCACCCGAACTCGGGGCGCCCGTGGTGTTATTGCCGCTGCTGGTGTCTTCCAGTCGTGTGGCCGCGGTCGAACTCCACCCGCCCGAGGCACTGAATTCGCCAATGCCGATATCCGGGAAGTTGCCGACGTTTCCGCCAGCAATCTGCATCGTGCATGACCCCGTGCCGGTTACCGGCACTGACCAGATGCCAACGTCGTGATTGTTCCCGCCGAGCGACACCTCAGTCTGAAGATGCAGCGCGATTGTCCCGAGGGTCGCGGTCCCGGCACTCTGCGTGCAGTCAGCCTCTACGTATGGGTCGGCGAGGTTGTTGTACCTCATCCCCACGATGACGATGAGATTCCCCGCGGTGACGTTCGACACGAACGCCTGCGACACGCTCGCCGACGTTGCGGCAGCATTGCCCGTGACCTGAATTGCGGTAATGGTCATGCTGCGTCCAGGATCAGAACGCGGTCACCAGGCGCTGTGAACGCCTGCGTGCCAGTGTTTGCGAAGGGCGATCCGCTCGCGGTGCTGTAGGTGCCATCGGACCAGTTCCACCACCGGCCGCGCACCGAAGATGGCGTCAGCGCAGTCATATCCACCGTGAAATTCTGCGTCGGCGTGTGGATCATGGCGAAGCTGCCGTCACTTGCGCGTGCCGGGCTGATGAGCGTCGAGCCGCTGCCCTTGCTCGTGGTCACGAGCGACGTGTCCGTCTTCGGCACGAGCAGATGCCACGAATAGCTCTGGATCATCGTGCCGAGGTAGCCGAACTCGGTCCAGCTATTGGGCAGGTCGTTACTCAGCGTCGAAGCAGTGCCGACATCATCAGGCGACACAGTGCCGAGGTGCCACAGCACGTCGTGCCCGGCGAACCCGCCGGCCAGCCCGCCCCCAAGAATGCTGCGAATGGTGGGCACGATGTCAACCGACAGCATCGCATCGGTGGCCGGCTCGTACCCGGCCTCGATCATGAAGAATGGGACCGGGCCGCTTCGCCCGTAGGCGTTCGCCGTGTGCGGCCCCGCCTGATCGTCGGCGTCGTCGCGCAAGTACGTGTTGTTGAGGCTGAACCCGGTGTAGCCGGTGCCCCAGCCGAGGTATGCCTCGCCGTTCGTGCCGTCAGGTGATGCGGGCGCGCGGCCGGTGTGCCCGGTAACGAGGTCGGTCGTCCGCACGCTGCGGATGCCCGTGATGATCGCCCACTGCTTGTCGCGGTCGCCCGTGGTGCGGGTCGCATCACCGCCGACGCACCAGATGACGTTGCCCTGCGTGTAGCGGTTCGCCAGTGAGGCACCATACGCCTCCAGCGTGGCGTCGCTCTGCGCGACAAGCTCGGCATAGCAGCCGTCACCACTCTGCCCCCAGTAGGCCGGGTTGATCATCGCCACCATGTTGCGCGAATTCAACTCGTTCACCGCATGGTCGACGACATCCCAGTAGGCGTCATTGATCACCCAGTTGTAGTTCCCCGTCATGGACGTGAACGGGTCATCCCCGCCGACGTTGCGATAGCGTGGGGTCTGGGCGGTGTAGTACACCTCGGGCGCCGAGAACAGGATCGCGTTGCACCCCTTCGCGTACCTGTCGGCGATGTAATCGGTGATCTGCGTCGTTGACGCTTGACCGATCAACGACCAGCAGGTATCGCCAATCAGGATCAGCGGCGAGCCGTTGCGCGTCAGGTAGCGGCCTGAGGCGTGAACGGAAATCGCCGATGAGGCAGGGGGGGCGGCCGTGGCTGGCCTATTCCACCCGCTGGACAACGCGCGGGTGCGGGTCACTCACTCCTCCCACTTGAACCAGAAGTCGCAAATCTGGCCCGTGCCGGTGGGGACGATGATCCCGAGGCCGTTGGCCGTTCCAATCGGGATCAGAAACCCGCCCTCGGAGAACGTCCACACAATCGTGGCGCCCACCGCGGCAGGCAGGGTGAGCTGACGGAACGCTTGACCCACGCTCGCCCCGTCAGCCGTGTGCCCAGCGAATGCCGTGCATTGCGTCGGGTTGATGTCCTCGTTGACCTCGGTCAAGCCGGCGCCGACGTTGGTAGCGGAGCCGAACTCGGCCAAGGCAACAGTGACAGCAGTCGAGGTCGTGTTGCATACCCCGACCTCCCGAACGCGAGCGCCAAAGGTCGCCGAGGCGAATAGCGAGGCGATCGCCCGCAACGACGTGCCGACGACGGTGGCGCGGCCACCTACAGAGTGAAGCATGGCAGCACCTCAGGTCAGCGTCACCGATGACCCAGTCGTCACCTGCGGCGTCACGTTCTGCCCCAGATTGATGTTGGGGCTGAGCGTGCCGCTCGCGATGATCTGACCGGCGGTCGTCGCGCTCGTGACCACGACGGACCAGTGAGTCGCCGTGCCGGTGCTCGTGCTGGTCAGGATCGGGAACGTGATCGCGCCGTTCGGCGAGGCCGAGGCGTAGTTCGACGACACGCTCGTGCTCACCGTCCAGCCGACACTCGCGGCGGTGCTGCGGTCCACGCTGATGCGCGTGTATCCGGTCAGCGACACCTCGTTCGTGCCGGCCGTGCCGCCGGCAGGGTCCGCCGTGTGAAGCGCGGCCCAAGTGACCGTCGCGCCAGCGGTGGCGGCGATGTTGGTGATGGGATTGCCCGAAGCGGCGAGCAGCAGCTTGAGCAATTGGGTCTGCAGGGTCGAGCCAGCGGGCATGTCAGTTCTCCGGTATGAAAATCAACTCGGACAGACGCCCGAGATCGTCGCGCTTCGTGACGCGCATTCGCACGCCCGACGACATGAGCGGCATCTGTGCTGCCGCAGGGATTGACTGAGGTGGAAGCGTCACCTCAGCAGGTTGCACGTTGTTCACGATCTGGACGCCGCGCAGCGCCTCCAGGAAGCCTGCGACCCACGGCGGCGCCTTCTCCTCGCCGGTCTCGTCTTCCTTCAGGCTGCGAATGGCGGCGATGAGGTCGCCGACCCAGGCCGGCGGCCGCTCCTGCGCCTGCGCCACAGCGGACAGGCTCGAGGCCATGTCCGCCAGGGCTTGGCTGACCTGCACGACTTGCACGCCCGACTCATCGAGCGCCTCGATCTTGTCCAGGAGTTGGCGGATGGTTTCCATGCTCATAGGCACTCCCGGATGGCCTCGAGGACCGCTAGGCGTTTTCGATGTTGGACGAGAGCCTCAGGCTTCTTCGGCGGCGCAGCACCTTCAATGCGCAACGGTGCGTCACGGTAGATCTCGTCGACCGTCTTGCCCATGCGTTCTGCTTGCGTGCGGTAGAACGCCATCTGCAGGGCGACGTAGGCTTCGTTGGCAGACCTGAACGCCGGGCCGGCTTCGTGGAACTGGCGCACGATGTCCTGCCGCACCGCGGTCTCGGCCTCTTCGGTGCGCACGCGCTCTTCCTTTTCGGCCGCGATCTTCTTGGCCTGCGCCTGCATGGCGGCCTTCTCCGTCTTGAAGAATGCCTGCCCTTCGGCGGTGGTCGGGCCCGCGGGATCGGCCTTCAGGTGCGGCAGCAGCGCCTGCTCGGCCGGCGTGCCGCTGATGTGCGTCACGAAGTCGGCCGTCGAGATGCGCACATCCTCGCCCGTGATGGCCGCGTCGCGCAGTTGGCGATCCAGCCCGATCTTCGCGGGGTCGATGCCGTTCTGCTGCAGCACTTCGGCCAGCGGCTTCGGGCTTACCCAGACCTCACGAACATCGCCATCCTCGGACACCGAGCGCATGAACTCGCGGAACTGGTCCGGCGTCGCGTCGCGGGACTTCATGTCCTTCACGATCTCGCCGGCCGCGGTCAGCCGCTCGCCGATGGCCTCGGCCTTGGCCGCCGCGTGCGCCTCGCGGTAGGTCTCGCGCACAGCACGGTAGAGCTCGGGCTCGGCGCGCGGGCCCATGATGCCGGCCATGATCCCGCCCGCGGCGGCGTTCCACAGCATCTCCTCGGGATCGAACGGCCGCTGCATCTCAGGAGGTAGAACCAGGTTCATCAGCGCACGGCCGCCCTCGCCCGTGACCGCACCAGTCACCGCGCCTGACGCCATGCGCTGGCCCACGGTCCCGGCGACCGACAACGGGGCGATGATCTGCAGCGTGGTGTCGAAGTAGGCCCCGACGCTCGAGCGCATGGCCGCCGCGGTGTCGCCCGTCTTCTCCAGCACCTGCTGGCCGGTGTTCACCGCGTTCGCAAGAGCCGGGAACGCGGCCGAGCGAGTGGACTGCTTGACAGCCTCGACAACGGCCCCCAGTCCGCGCGTGGTCTCGGACACCGCGGCAGGGCCGCCGCCGGTGATGCTGATCTGCGACAACAGGCTCAGCACCTGCCCCACCATGCGCCCGGCCTTGGCGCCGAACGAGTTTTCCTGCACGAGCGAGTCGCGCATGCCGGCCTGCGACGGCGCGATGAAGGTCTCGCGCCAGCGCCGGTACATGTCCGTGCCGGCCACCAGATCAATCGCCGCCGGCACTGCACCACCGAGGTGGCTCAGGGCAAGGTTCGCCGCCCACGTGCCGGTGGCCAGGCCCTCGGGGATGCCGAGCGCCACCGCACCGGCCGTGTTCGTGCCGACAGTCCACAGTTGCTCGAGCTTGCCGAGCTTGTCGAATTCCTCCTGAGCCACCCGCGCGCTGTCCGGGTTGGCCGCCACCCACGCTGCAAGCATAGGGTGCTGGCCAACCAGGTCGGCGTTGCGCTGCGCCCGGGCCTGCGTCTGGAAGCGCGGGATGTCGCTCTCGACGACGGCCTGGGGCAGGCCCACCTGCGGCGCCAGTTGCGCTGCCGTGGCGGCTTCCTGGGCGCTCCTGGGGGCGTTGGCGACGGCAGTGCGCCGGGCCGCGTCGCCGCGGTTGACGATGATGGCGTCAGCGAAGTCGTCGGGGGACAGCGCCGGCCGAGGCCTGCGGGGCTCGACCGGCGGCAGGCCGGTAAGGTCGCCCTCGGGCGCCATGGCCGGCGGCTCCGCAAGCGGCGGCGGCCCCTGGCGGCGCAGCAGCGTGTCGGCGAAGGTGTCAGCGTCCACCGTCGCCCTCCGTCACCTTGCCGGTCACCCGGCGCACCGGCGTGAGAGGAGCAGGATCGACGCCACCCGCCAGCTTGAACTGGGTGTAGTAGTCTTGAAACTGGGCGTCGCTCATCTTGCCGAGCTTGGCCTCCCACTTGGAGCGCAGCTGCCCGGCGACCGACGGGTCCGCCGGCAGCGACATCGAAAACCCCGGCTTGCCGGCGGCCTCGAACGCGCGGGCTTCGTTGCGCCCGAAGATCGACCCAGGCACCGTGCCCTGCTGCAGCAGCGTCGCCACGATCCCCTGCAGGTCCTTGCCCTGCGGCCGCTTGCCGCCGTTCTGCTCGCGCCACGCGTCGACCGACTTGGTCAACTGGCCGAGGAAGACCTCACGTCGCACGCGCACGGACTCGTCGCCCTTGGCCTTGGCCTGCCCCAGGTTGACCGCGGCGAGCTGCGGCTCGGCCTCGGACAGCATGTTGCGCAAGGCCATGTTCGCGTCGGCCTCCTTCTGTTCGCGTGTGTTCAGCGACGCCTGGCGGTGCAACAGGTCGGTCAGCCCGGAACGCGGCAGCCGGCCGATGAACTGGCTCAGGTCCGTGAGCCGGCGCGACGAGAACCCCTCCGGGTCGTCCATCGCGCGACCTAGAAGCTGGTGGTACAGCCGCTCAGACTCCGGGGTCCACTTGTCGCCCGTGTGCGTGAAGAAGTCCTGCAGCGCCTTCCTCGTACCCACGTCCACCTGTCCCCAGGCCTGCCGCGCCTGAGTGCTGGCCAGCATCTGGTCGATGCTCGCGGGCCGGTCGCTGCCGTCAGGACGACTCCCGATGGCCGCCTGCCACAGCGTGTCGTGCGCAACCCGTTGTTGGGCGACCTGGCCCTCGATGATCCGGTTGCCGTTGGCGATCACGCGCGAGGTGACGGCATCGACGAACTCGACGTTGCCCGGGCGCACCTGCTGCGCCCACTGCCGCATGTACTCCACCCGCTGGGTCAGGTCGAGCTTGAGTTGCTCTGGGGTCGGCGACGCGGTGGGCATGCTCGGCTCACCCGCGGCGCCCAACTTGGCCAGCCCGTTGAGCACGTACTCGCGGGTTTCCTTGAACGGGATCTTCTTGGCCCACTCGATGGTGTTGACGCCGCTGGACCTTGGGTCCCCGTGGGCCTTGAGCCAATCGTTGACCCGACCCTCTCCGGCGTTGTACGCAGCGAGGACAAGCGCTGGGTGCCCGAGGCGCGCCGTCAGTTGGCCCAGCAGGTCGCGACCGACCCGGGCGATGTCGTCCGGCACCGGCTTGCCGTCCTTGTCGAGCTGCACCGGGCGGATGCCGTAGCCCGGGTTCATCATCGTCTGCGGCATCACCTGCATCTCGCCCTGAGCACCGGCGGAAGAGGTCAGCAGTTGCCCGTCCTTGCCGTAGCGGTTGCCGCGGCTTTCAAGGTGCAGAACAACAGGGGTCAGGTCCTCGGCTTTGACGGCCGCCAGCGGCTGCCCCACCGCGGCCGGCGCGATGTGCTGCGGCAGAAGAGGAGCCAGCCCATTGGTCGCCGCGTCCGCACCGTCGAACGCCATACGTTGCGACACGCCGCGGTCGATCTCGCGCGCTAGTTGCGTCTGCGCCTGCGGGCTCAGCCCGCCGCGCACCTGCTTGAACATCGCCTCGGCCTTGTAGGGGTCCGCAGTCATCACACCAGGAATGCCGTGCAGGATCGACGTGATGCGCGTCGAGTAGGCGGCGTCGTAGAACTTGGCCCCGACGCTGTCAACCTGTTCCTTGCCCCACCCCTTGCGGGCGGCCGTCTCGGCCACCGTGCGGCGGATCTGCTCCAGCCCGCCCTGGAACGTGAGTTCGTTGTCAGGGTCAACAGCGATGCGCTGCAACCCGTTCGTGATGCTCGCGTTCGAGGTGGTGTCGTTGAACCGGTCGGTCTCCTGCGCCTGGTGGGAGAGCAGCCCAGCCTTGAAGCGGGTCGCGCGCACGTCGGCGTGCTTGTCGAAGATTCGCTGCTGCGTCGGGCTCAGCGACTCTCGCATGCGCTTGCGTGAGTCGTCGAACCGGGCTTGGTACGACTCGAGGAAGGTGGCGCCGACGGCGGCCGACTCGCGCGCGCTGCGGTAGCCCTTCTCGGTGTCGAACTCCAGCGACAACACGTCCTGGTCCAGGGCGTTGATCTTGCTTTGCGCGACGACCTCGTCCTGCCGCGCGTTGGTCGCGGCGATGATGTCGGCCGCCTGCTGAAGCTCTGCCCCGCCCTGCCGCATGGCCTGCGCCGCCGCGCCGCCGACCTGCGGCGGTTCGTAGGACGCCACGCCCAGGCTCGGGCGCGCCCCTTGCGAGCGGCTCGAGCCAGCAACGTCGGGCAGCGTGGCCATCAACCGGTCGCGTTCGGCGGGATCACGCCGGCGCGCTCACGCAGCGACGACTCGCGCGCGTAGCCTTTCAGCAGCGAAGTCCCCGCCCCGAAGCCGCTGGCCATGGCCGACTCTGTGGCTTGACGACGGGCCACCTTGCCGCCGTACTCGGTCGCGTCGGCCTTCATCCGCAACGCGCGGGCCTGGTCCTCGCCCTCGTATAGGGCGAGCTGCTGCCTGTAGGCCATCTCCTGCGCGTTGCGCGCCATCAGGTTGATAACCGTAGGGTCGCTGGCGCCGCCGCCTGAGGCGGCCGCGATCGCGAGCGCCTTGCTGGCCACGTAGTCCGCTTCGCGCTGCACGCTCCAGGCCTCACGTTGTGACGCCGCCTTGGCCTGGCCGGCGTTCACGCGCAACTGGTCGGCCTGGAAGTTGGCGGCCTTCTGCGCCTCGCGCCCTGCTTGGTACTGGCTCAGCGCTTGAGCCACCCAACCGCCGGCGCCCATCCAGGTGCCGGCGTTGTTGAGCTGCGTTTGGTCGTCGTACCAGGCCATGCTCTCAGCTCCTCTTGAGGTCAAACGAGACGGCCGAGATGGTCACGGGCCGCGGGGCCTGCGCCTTCAGCACGATGCGCGCGTCGGTCGTCCACTCCCCAGGGAACGCGGTCAGGTCCTCGTCGTAGTCCGCGATTGTCGCGTCTCCGGCGGATGTGCCGCGCTCCATCAGCGGCTGCTGGTCAAGCACCGACGTCGACGGCCCGTACTTCAAGGCCCGGGGATGCAGGTCATGCATCACGAAGGCGATCGACGCCAGCCGCTTCGTGCGGTTGAGCGGCGCGCCGGCCTGCACAGACCCGAGCTTGGCCGAGATGTAGGTGCCCTCGTAGGGAAGACCTACCACGTAGGCGCTCACCTGCGTGCCCAGCAGGAGATTGCCCGACCCGTCGAGCGTGTACGACTGCCCCCACGGCGTGGTGCTCTCGTCGGTCCCGAGGTCGGCACCATCCGCCCACACCACGACCTCCTGCCCCGCAAGGTGTGGAGCGCTCACGGTGTATGTAGGACCTCCGGAATAGGCGACGTAGGAATCCGCCTGACAGTTCTGAGTACCGCCGCGGCAGTCTTCTTCGAGCGCCCACTTCTCCAGAAAGCGATAGTCGATGTTGTTGATCGTGCGCTTCACGATGTAGTAGACCTGGTCGTCCTGGTCGCCATCGAGCGCCGGCAGCACGGCCACGTCTTCGACATCGCCGTCGGTCTCGACGTTCTGCCAGGCCAGCACCTCCTCGGCCTTGTCGATCACGGCCACCGCCACGGTGCCGTCGCTGCGCACGCAGTGCAGGCGCGTGTCGGGCAGGCGCTGCGCTGCCATGCGCACGACGCCGGGCGCGCAGAACTCGGGCGCCAGCTTGGTCATGTCGTTGGCGTTGTACTCGTACTGCTTGAGGTCGAACCCGACCTCAAAGATGCGGAAGCCGGAGCGGTTGACGAATACTCCGCCCTGGTCCAGGCGCACGGCCTCGACGCTGCCGCTGCCCTGCGTGCTCGACACCTTCAGGTTGAAATTCGTCGGCGTCAACGGCTCCTCCAGCGAGCTCGCGCGCGCTGTGTATTCCGCACCCTGAGCACCGAGCAAAAGCCCCTTCAGGCTCAGCATCCAGTTGATCGTGTCAACCGGGCCGCTGCCGATCGTGCGGTTGATCGGGCCGGAGTCGCCCACCGTCGTCTCGTCGTGCGAGTCGAAGGCGTCGGACACCGAGCCCCACACGCCGTTCTGGCCAGCCCACCACAGGCGGCCCTCGTGCAGGCGCACGCATGTCGGCCAGCCGTTCTTGTCGCTCCAGTGCCCCTCCTGCCACAGGCCCGATTCCGTGGTCCCGCCCATGGCCGACAGGACCTCTGCCGAGACCAAGGTCGACGAGGTGTACGCGGTCACGCGCACAACGCCGCGGATGCTGCCGCCGCCGGTGCGCATAGTCATCGTCACGCTGTCGGGGGCCACCCGAGTCGTGAGAATCAGCCGGTAGTAGATGAGCTGGTTGTCGAAGGTGTCGTCCACGTTCGCGGTGCCGTCGGCCGTCCACGAGTAGATGCCACCCACGTTCGCCCAGGTTTCGTTGTCGTAGGAGCGCTGTAGGTCGACCGTGGACGTGCTTGCGTTTCCAGCGATTTCCACCGAGAACGCGCGCGCCGGAGAAACGCCGGTAATGCGAATCGAATCCGTCGCGCCGCCGCTCGTACTGGATGTCGTCGTGACAACTTGGCCCACCGACGAGACTGCGAACAGCGCCCCCTCATGAGTCGATCGAAAGGTCGGCTTCGACGCAGTAAGAGTGATGTTGCCGTTGATTGCGCTGGGGGTCAGCGTGGTGCCCGTGATGTTCTCGAGCATGAACGGGCCGTCGTTCGATCGCCACAGCGCGATCGACCAAGACCGGGCCTGGGGACGTGTCCCGCGCCGCTCGATCTTGCGCTGCTGGTAGCCGCGGCAAGCGACGAAGACAGTGTCTCCAGATTGCTCGTGGCGCAGCATGCCCAGGGCCGCCGTCGCGGTCCACGGGGACGGGAGCGACACCACGCCAGAATCCTCGACCTGGCACGAGTCCACGTAGACAACACGTTCCAGGCGAGACTTGAAGCGGATGCAGAAGTTGCCCGTGGGGGTGAAGGACATTGAGTGCGTGCCGGTCTCAAGGGAAACCTCGGACACGTACTCATCGCCACCGCTGGTGGACCCCACTTGAAAGACCACCGGACCCCGAGCGATGACAACGCGAAGTGCGTGCTCGGTCCCTGTTTCCGTTACTGTGACCTGCTGGTCTCGAATGGCGAACTGCGTACCGTCGCCCACAAGCGACATATACCCGGAAGCATTCCAGTCAGAGGTAGCCCCCGACTCGTCGTTGTCGGTCCACCCCGCGAGGTTTGACGTGAAGTCCCCATTGGTCACCGCCGCAGTCACGGCCGGACGGGTCAGGAGTTCGTCCTCGATCCATACGCGAATGCTCCCCGTCGTCACCTCGACAAGCGCCGTGTCATCGGTGGCGAAGATGAAGGGGATGAGTCGCGCGGCCATCACACTTCGTCCGGCGTGAAGATCGCCGTCGGCGGCGTGAAGACCACGTCACCGTGGGCCTCGAGAACCCGCGCCGGGTAGAGCGCCTGGCCCTTGAGAAATCGCAGGCCGTCGATCCAGACGCGCGCATTGCGCGATGTCGTGCCAGGGTCGCCGATGATGAGGCGGGTAATGGCGCCGGTCGTGAGCCCGCTCTCGGCCACGTAGCGGCCCTGCAAGAAGCACTGCGTGCCTGCCCCGGACTTGCGCTGGTACACGACATGCACGCGCTGGGTCTTCCCACCGGTGATGCCGAAGGTCGCGTGAGCGCATGACTGTGCGGCCGGCACGGTGAACAGATGGTGCGCCGACGAGTGAATAGCGCAGTTTGCCGTGTGAAGATAGGTGCCGGTTGGACCCTCCAAGCGAAGCACCTGCTGCCGGCCATCGGCGAAACCGTCGCCATCTCCCGAGCTGCTGATGATCTGCAGGAAGTATTCGAGCGTGAACGCTTCCCCTGCCGCTGCGAAGGACTGCGTGTAGTGCCGCAAGTCTTCGGCCCCCAGGCTCCCGCGCACCTCGATGGCCTTGCCGCCCCACGCATCAGCAGACGTGCTGATGATGAGCCCGGCCCCGCCGTCCGGCGTGAAAGCGTTGGCGGACATGTCGACCAGGTTGTTCCCGTTCGTGCCGTTGCCGTGCAGCAGCAGGAACAGGAACGGGTTCTCTTCTCCAACCGCAGCCGCGGAAACCGTGATCTCGGCCGAGCCCGAGCCCCGCGTCGGCAGGCCTGTCGGTGGGTCCACGATGCCCAGATAGCGCAGGCCCGGGCGCAGGCTCATGTAGCCCAGGACGTGCGACATCCAGTTCGTCTGCGTCTTCGCACCGAGCGCCAATCGGCGCACGTCCACGCGAGCTTGGGCCGTGCGGTCGACCACCCCAGCGGTGAAGCTTGCGACGGTATTCGACTCGGTCGGCACTACGCGCTCCCCACCCCGGTCGCCGCAACGACGATGGCGGCCGAGCCGTCCGCAGCGCCGCGCGGGAACGCGTGCGCGCCGACCGCGATGCTGGCCGACCCCGCCGCGGCCGCGCGCGCTGCGCCGGCGCCATCGGCCAGCATGAACAACTCGGCCCGGCCCGCCACGCTGGCCGATGGGGCCAGGTCAGGGTTGCCGGCGATGCCGCCGACGTACTTCAGCCCCGGGCGCAGGCTCATGCGCCCGAGAACGCGGCTCACCCAATTGGTCTGCGTCTGGGCCGCCAGCGACAGCCGGCGCACCTCGACACGCGACAACCCGCGGCGGTCGACGACGCCGGTGGCGAAGGTGTAGAGCGAGGCGGATTCGGTGGCCATATCACCCGATCAGGCTGCCCGTGCTGCCGCCGCCGTCGCGGCGGTTCGGGAACCGATTGCGCGACATCGACCAGTTCCCGCGCGCCGAGAACGTTGTCGGCCCCGTCATGGCGCTGCGATTGCGCGCCTCGAGCAGGCGCTGAGCCTTGATCTTCTCGATGCGCTCCATGTCGGCGCCGTTGGAGATCATCTTCAGCGCGATGCGCGACGCGAAGTGCGCCTGCACGAACTTGGTGAAACTCTCCGGCCACAGGCCCAGGTTCATCCCGTAGTTCACGTCCTTGCTGACGTAGCGCACGTACAGGGTGTCGATGTCGCCGTACCAGTAGCCGGCCTCGTCGACGTAGCGCAGATTCGGCGAGCGGAAGAACTCGTCGGAGCACACGGCCGAGGTCAGCACCCAGTCGTCAGGCTTGGAGAACGCGCGGTTGTAGCCCCAGTCCGGTTCGACCAGGGGGTCGTAATCGATCTGCGACGAGCGCATGGCGAAGTTCCACTGCCCGGCCTCCAGGCACTCCTTCACCCCGTTGTCGGCCCACACGAAATCCAGGAGCCGGCGCGGCTCCCGTTCCTCGGTCAGGCTGGCGAGGAATCGCTCCCCGCAGATGAGGAGCGCGCCGTTGTAGATCGTCAGTTGATCGGCCACGATGGCGCTCCTGTTCGTGCATCAGCTCGTGGCGATGCGGGCCTCGTACTGGTCCAGCGCCAGCTGCGCATCGGTGCGGGTGTGGTGGCCTTCGCTGATGACGGCCTTGTCGCTGTTGCGGATCACGACGAACTTCTTCGGGCCCTTCCACGCGATGTGGTGATTGGACGCGACGGCCTGCGGCGCGGCCGCGGGTTGGTCGGTGAAATTGACGTGCTGTAACTCGCGCACAACGGCGTAGTTCCGTCCGGCCGAGATCACGACCACGTCGGAGAACCATTCTCCGGTCTCGGATCGGCACTCGATGCGGTCGAACGGCGCGAGCAGCGTGGCCACGTGCGCCCAGTAGCCGGGCTGCAGCAGGTCCTCGCGCGTGTGCGCCTCCGGGACGTCGGCGATGTAATCGTGCCGCTTGGACTCGGCCAGGCCGATGTGCTGCGGGACGAGCGACGCGTCGCGCTTCGGGGGCGCTGCGGTGGTGGCGGCCGGGACCGCGACTGCTGTGTTCATGCAAACCTCCTCAGGTCAGGGGTAGAAAACGAACGGGGCGCGCACCCCATGGAAACCCACTCGGCGCGCGCCCCGTTCGGGGGATGAGGCAACTGCGGGCAGCCTCAGGATCAACCGAACGTCGAGGTGACCAGCGAGCCGGTGGACAGCGATGCCGCCCCGGCCGTCGTGATCTGCGTGACCGCGCCGTAGAAGGTGACCAGGCTCGAGCCGGCCGAGCCCGACAGTTGCACGCCCATGACCATGTCGCCCGCCCGCATGCCGAGCGCGCCGCCGTCGGAGAAGAACCCCGCGGCGACCAGGTCGGTCGTCAGGTTGGTCGAGGCGTAGTACCACAGGCTGCCGCCGCCGCCGGCGCCGCTGGCGACATTGGTCGCCGTGGAGCCTTGGGTGGTGAGAGTCTGGGCCGTGCCCGGGACGATGGGCGTGGTGGCGATCGGACCGAAGATCTGCCGCGGCGGGTTCGACGTGCTCGAGCCCAGGGTGCTGGAGAAGTATGCCATTGCGTGTGCTCCTTAGGCGTAGGCCGAGCCGTCGTGGGTGATGACGACGATGCCGCTGTTCTGCAGCACCAGCGCGCCCATGTAGCCCGAGCAGCGCGCCCACGAGTAATCGTTCTCCTCGTCGTAGCCGACAGGGCTCTGCATGCCGGCGGTGTCCATCGCGTGGCCCGCAGCCGTCTTGTGGTACATGAACGACTTCTCCGAGCTCGTGCCCTTGCCGGGCAGGTTCGGGTGCGCGACGATGAGCGTGTTGCGCCACCGGTACGCCATCGGCTTGTCCTTCCAGCTCGCGTTCTGCTCGCCGGCGTAGGGACGCACGTCGACGTACTGCGCGTTGGCGAACTCGGTGGCCTGCTCGAGGTAGGCCACGAACGACGGCTGGCACAGCAGCGTGATGTTGCTATCCCACGGCACCGAGGCGTTGGCGAGCTTCACGTGGCCGTTCTGGAACAGCGACACGCTCGGCTGCGTCGACGAGGAACCGATCGCCACCGTGCCGGTGTTCAGCTGCGTGATGATGAGGTCGTCGATCTTGCGGTTCATCACCGCCATGGTCGTCGTCTGCATCAGCGCGCGCTGGTTGCCCTGGCTCGCGAAGACGTTGAAGCCGGTCTTGCGCACGAGGTCATGCCATTCCTGCAGGGTGCAGGTGTTCTGGTTCATGTTGTCGTTGCGCGCCGGGATGCGGCCGTTCAGGCCACGCGTCACCGCTGCGGCGCCGCCGGATCCGGCGACGAGGAAGATGGCCTGCTGGCCCTTGATCACGGCCTCGGTGGTGACGGTGTCACGCAGCAAGGTCGCGTTTTGCTCGAAGCTCTTGATGAACTCCTGGCGGTACTGAATCTGAAAGGCAGAATCTGCCATGACGAACTCCTTTGAAGTGGAGAGATGGAGAATCTCCCGACTGCTTGGGGTGTCCGTCAGGGCTATTCGCCGGGGGTGTCCTGTGAAGGAGCCCGGCGCCCCGCCCGCGGGGCCTCGCTGTTCGGTAGCGGAGCCGATGCTCCGCGATAGCCGAACTCAATGCAAGCGAGTGCGCCGATAGTGCTCAGAGTCTGAGCATGGTCAGGGCTTGGCCCAGGTCCCGTCCGCGTTCATCACCTTCATCCGAAGGGCGACGTCGATCAGTTCGCGCTCGCGCTTGCTGTCGGCCTCGGTCTTCTTGCTGGTCGGGATGCCCTGCAGCTTGGTGAGCTCCTCGCGCATGCCCTTCACGGGGTCTGCACCGGCGCCCGGGGTGAGCGTGCCAGCCGGGTTCGCCTGCAGCGCCAGGCCCAGCAGCATGCGCAGCATGCCCGGGTGACTGCCGATCGGGCGCCCGTCTGCCAGACGGCCCTGCAGCAGTTGTTCCTTCAGCGCCGGGTCGGCGGTGGAGTCGAGCAACTGGTGCACCAGCGAGAAGTTGCGCCGGAACTCGGTGCCCCACTCACCGCGCAGCTCGTCCTCCGACTCCTTCTGGTAGTCGATGTCGGCCTCGGCCCGAGACTCGGCCAGGGCAATCGACGCGCGCCTGACGCCGTCCAGCGTCGCCTTGACCTGGTCCGGGGTCTGGTTCGTGGCGTGGGCATCCTTGAGGATCTCGGTGAGGATGCTCTCGTCGATCCCCTTCTTGGCATCATCGGGCAGGGCATAGCCTGTCGGATCCTCGGGCACGCCGTGCGCCGCGCGCCACTCCTTCAGCTGCTCCGGGGTGGGCTTCTTCGGCAGCACAGGCTTGAGCTCGCCGGCGGACTGGCGGCGCTCGAGCTCGCGCGCCTTCTTCCACACGTCGATGGGGGAGCCGTAGCGCTCGAGCTGCTTCAGCTCCTTCTCGTCGCCGCCGGCCATGAGCTGGCGCCACTTCTCGTTCCAGTCGCCAGGCTTGTCGGGCTCTGGCGTAGCGGCGGCAGGTGCAGCCGGTGCCGCAGCCGCGGGTGCCGCTGCAGGCGTTGCGGGCGCTGCAGCCGGCGCAGGCGCTGCAGCAGGGGCGGTAGTCTCTGCACTGGCTGGGGCTTCTACCGTGGCGGTGCCGCCACCATCATCGTCTGCCATCTTCATCTCTCCTCAGAGTGGACACGTTCAGGCGCAGCATCTTCACCACTTGCTGGCCCACGAAAGCCCGGCCGAGCGCGAACGTGGTGAACCGCTCCTCCGGGTAGAAGTGCGCTTCGTACGTGCCGGCGGCGCGCTCGATGATCCAGCGCAGCGCGCGCTTCTGCTGGTCCTCGTTGGCCACGCCCTGCTGCAAGGCCTGCAGCGCAGAAACGTCGGCCAGTTCGTACTCGGCCGGCAGGTGCGGCCCGACGGCCAGCCGCTCCTTCGTGGCCATCAGATCGTGGCGGCCAGGTCAGCCTCCGGCACCATGCCCGACTGGCCGATGTTCTTGGCCGAAGCGCTCGCCGACTCCAGGGCGGCGAGCTGCTGCGCTTGCGCGGCCTTCTGCTCGGCGGCCGCAGCCTGCTCGTCGACCTCGGCCTCGGTGTGCAGCCACTTCGGCTCGATGCCCACGGACACCAGCGCATCCCGCAGCATGGCCTTGGCGTTCGGGATGTAGCCGGCGGTCGGGTCCAGCGCAACGGCCGCGGCTGTGAGCGCCTGCAGCTCCTGCACCTTCTGACCCTTCTGGGAGTCGATGGCGTCGTGCAGCGGGCTCTCGAAGCCGAACTCGATCTCGGCCGCCCGCAGGGTCTTCGGCCACTCCATCGGCGAGCCGAAGGCGCCGCCGCGCAGCAGGAGGCCGAACGTCTCCTCGCACAGCGAGGCGTTGTATTCCATCTCGAGCGGCTCGAAGATGGGCAGCGCGTCGCGGATGTACTCCTGCACCCGCTGGCCGACCTCGTAGGCTGTCATCGCCTGCGTGCGCTGCGGCATCGACAACTTGTCCAGGTAGAAGGCCGCGGTCAGTTGGCCCTGCACCTGCATGCTCATGTCCGCCCCGAAGTTGAACCCGCGGAAGTCCTGGCTGATGGGGCGCAGCGCGTCGCCCAGGCGCTCGTCGTACTCGCGGTCGACCCACGTCACGCCGCCGGCGTACAGCGACACATCACCACGAATGGCGTCCTTAGTTGCCACCATTGGCGGGCTCGTGGCCTTCTCGGCAGCCTCCAGCAGCGTGAAGGTCATCGCCTGCAGCAGCCGCGCGTCGGGCAGCGCGCACACCGTCGCCGGGCTGTATGCGTACTGGCTGCCGCTCACGGTCTGCCAGCGCGGGATGATGTAGTGCCGGCCGTGGATCGGCGTGTCCTCGAGGAGGAAGTCGTGGTTGCGGTCGTACCAGATGGACACGCGCGGGAACCGGCTGTCCTTGTCGTACATCTCGCTGGGCACGACCATGTGCAACAGCTCGAACTCCTCGAAGGGGTTCTTCTCGTGCGCCTCGGTGATCTGCCGGGACACCTTCTTGAACGTGTTCACGATCTGGTGCGCAGGCGCCTTCCACTTGCGAGTGACGAAGCCGACGCAGCCCTCGGCATCTTCCTGCCAGGCCATGTCGCGCAGGTGCCAGCAGCGATAGAGCAGCCCGTTCTTGTCCCGATTCAGCTCGACGCTCAGCGCGCACTGGCCGAAGGCGGCGAAGTCGTGGTCACCCTCCTTCGTGGCGCGCGTCAGGTAGGCCGCGCGCTCGTACATCAGGCGGCGCTGCACGTCTTCGAAGTACTGTAGCCATGCCTTCGTTTCGGTGTCCTCGTCCTTGTCGTTGTGCTTGCGCATCACGTGAAACCACGGCTTGGCGGTCGGGCGCAGCATCGAGGAGAACTGATCCCCCAGGCTGCGCCTCGTGCGCACGGGGTAGCTGGACATGAGATTGCTAGCGAAGTCGTTGCCGAGCGAGCGCTTCAGCGTGAAGTCGGCGCGCTCGGGGTAGAAGTTGTCCGCGATCTCCTGGTGCAGGGAGTTCAACGGCGCCTTCTTGCCGAACAGGTCGTCGGCGACGTCGGACAGTTTCTTCGCGTCCATCTCAGTAGCCGCCTGGCGCAGTGAGGATCGATGACACCCGGCCCTGTCGCGCTCGCAACGCCGCCTTGCGCTTGCGTGCTGCGGCCTGGGCCTCGGGGTCCGGCATTGGGGTCACCGGCTCGACCTGCGGCGTGTCGGGCTTCGGGGCCAGCAGCGAAGTGACGTAGTTCGTGGCGATGCCCGTGCCGATGGACTCGGCTGCGCGACGGTATGGCGAAACTGGGTTTGACACGTTGGTCGGCGTCGTGGCGGCGGTCTGCGTTCCAGCGCCTGAGACGGCGCCACCCGCAGCCCCGCCACCCGCAGCCGCGCCACCCGCAGCCGCGCCGCCGAGTAGTTCGGCCGTCGCGAGCTCGGACGTGAACCCGTACCCCGCCGCCGAACCAGCACCACCGCCCAGCGTCCCTGTACCTGCGCCCGCGGCCAGGCTACCGCCCGCGGCCTGCGTGCCGGCGTAGCCCTCGAATGCACCGGCGCTGTACCCGCCAGCAGCAGTACCGGCCGACCCCCCGCCGGCCGCAGCAGCGCCAGCACCGCCGCCGACTGCACCGTAGGCACTGTATGCCCCGTACATCAGCGCCAGCGTCGCCGCCGCTCGACCCACCGCTCGGGATGGGTCCTTGATGTTGCGCCGCGACTCGTCGCGGGTGAGCCGGCCCATCGGGGTCGGCCGACCGAGCAGCCGGTCTGCGCCGCGCGACACCTCGGCCGCCACGCGGCTGTCGGTGCGGATCATGTTGTCGACGAGGTTCGCCCCGATCGGGTCGATTCGGTGCGCGGTCTCGCGCAGGTCCTGCCAGAAGTTGCCCATTGATTCTCCTATCGTCGACGCGTGACCGATAGCGGCGTGCGGGCCGATCCTACCACTTGGACCGCCTTTTGCATCCCCCACCGGCCGGGCTC